TACATCAAGCCGGAGACCGTGGCAAACGCCGCGGCGCTTGCGCGGGAGATTATGCAGCGCTATGGCATCGACACCGACCACGTGCTGCGGCACTACGACGTGACGGGCAAGCGCTGCCCCATGCCGTGGGTGGATGACCCGGCGCAGTGGACGGCATTTCTGGCCATGCTGACGCCGCAAAACGCTACTACATTCGAGGAGGATGATGATATGGTACGATACAGCAAAATCGAGGACGTGCCCGCGTGGGCGCGCAGCACGATCAAAGAGATGATGGACGCCGGTCTGATCTCCGGCGTCGGTGGCGGTAATTTGGACTTGTCCGCCGATATGCTGCGGATGTTATACGTCATGTGGCGTATGCGCGATACGCGCTATGGCCGTATCGTGGACGGCAAGGTGACTAATGTGCCCGACTGGGCGCTTGGCAGCTTGCAGGCGCTTGCGGATAAAGGCGCGCTTGCTGGCGTGGGTGATGGCAAGCTGAACTTGTCCATGGATATGATGCGGATGCTGGTCGTGTGCCAGCGGGTGATTGATGCCGCTGGCGGGAAGTGAGGCGCGGATGTCGGAGGTTATCATTGCCGCGCTGATCAGCGCAGCGGCCGCCATTGTGGTCGGCCTCATCAACAGCCGCGCGCAGCACAACAAGCTGATCGCGGAGCTGGACAAGCGCGACGAGCTGCAGGCGTATCGCATTGAGCAGCTCGAGCGCAAGGTGGACAAGCACAATCAGGTCATCGCGCGTACATATAAGCTGGAGGAGTGCACCGAGCTCCTCGGCGAGCGCATCAAGGTGGCCAATCGCCGGATCGATGATCTGGAGCACAAAAATTAAGAGGAGGACATCATTATGGAACTTGGTATTGCATCTGTGGCGGCGATCACCGCCATCACTTACCTTGTGGGCATGGCCGTCAAGGCGACCGAGGCCGCAGATAAGTGGATCCCGATCATCTGCGGCGCGACCGGCCTGATCCTCGGCGTCGTCGCGTGGGCGATGGGCGTGCCGGACTATCCGGCGCACGACTGGCTTAACGCTGCGGCCGTCGGCATCGTGTCCGGCTGGGCGGCGACGGGTCTTAACCAGAGCGTCAAGCAGCTGACGGATAATAAATAATTGGGCAAAGCAAGGCCGCCGGAGCGTAAGTGCTCCGGCGGCCTTGTGATTTTAAATTTCTGTGCCATCTGGCAGCGTAAATTTGATGTTGACTTTGCAGCCGAGTGCTTCTCCGATGCGCTCCCATTCTTCTACGGTAAATTTTCCGGTATTCAGCCGTTTGTTAAGCAGCTGGGGGGACCATCCGAGCCGTCGCGCCAGCTCGGAGTTTGTAATCCCAAAATACGCAAGCTTCATTTCAATTATTTGCCGCGCTGTCACGGTATCACTTCCTTCTGTTAGATAGCATAACATATTTAGTTTAACGTGTCAACTAAAAATTTTCTGAAATATCCGAAAAAGTTAAAATATAGGGTTGACATTATAAATTATTTGGTTTATAATAATACTCGTAAGGCAGAGGGAAACCTCTTGTGAAAGGAAGTGAGGGAATGACCGAGATGAACGTCACAGAGGCGCTGCTGAAAGCAATCCTCGAACTCATCGAGAAGTGCGAAACGCTTGAAGAACTTCGCGAGAGCGTCAAGCGCATCATGCATGAGTAAACAAAAAGAGTAGCGGCACCGACCAAAGCCCCGCTACTCGCACCCGAGAAGGTGAGCCGGGAGCCTTACCCCGGCCACCTTGATTATAAACCGAGTAAGGCAGAAAAATCAAGGAGGAAACACTATGAAGTACGAAGTCTACGAAAATAACGGCGGCGCCGTTATGCTCGCTATCCTCGACGACGATTGCAAGCCGGCCGCCATTTTTGAAAACTGGGAGTATGGTCAGCGCGGCATTTTGGCCGACGCACTGCAGGAGCTTGCCGCAGACCCGACGGCGTGGAGAGCGTGGGACAGCGACCTTGTCGAGCGCATCGCGTCCGAGTGGCCGTACAGCGGTGAGGCAGAGCCGCCCACGCTTACCGAGCTTTACGACGAGATCAGCGGGAGCGATGCATGCATCATTGACAGTGACGGCGATATGATCCCCGCACAGCGCATGGGCGCCGCGGCTCTCAAGGCACTCGGCCTGAGCCTCGAGGATGACGATCAGTAATGCGTGCGGCAATCTATATCCGTGTATCAACAAGCGAGCAGGCGGCGGAGGGGTATTCCCTCGCCGCCCAGCGCAAGAGCTTGATGCAGTGGTGCAATGATCGCGCCTATGATGTGGTGGACGTGTACGCCGATGAGGGTATCAGTGCGAAAGACATCAAGCACCGCCCGGCAATGCTGTGGTTGCTGTCCGATGTACAAACCGGGAAAATTGATGTTGTGTGCGTCTGGGCGCTGAGCCGGTTAACGCGCAGCGTTGCTGACTTATGCAGCGTGTGGGAGCTGTTTGCGGCGCACAACTGTGGGTTAATCAGCTATACGGAGGCTTTTGACACGACCACGCCGACCGGGCGCGCAATGATGGGTATGCTCGGGGTTTTTGCCCAGATGGAACGAGAATTTACGGCCGAACGTGTCAGCGCGGCGATTGCGGAACGCGCAGCGCAGGGAAAGCGAACATGCAACGAAGTACTTGGTTATGACCTCGACGGAAAGGACAGCCTGAAAATCAACCCAGCGGAAGCGGAGCGCGTGCGGTATATTTTCGATCGTTACACGGAATACCGCAATCTGTCGGCCGTTGCCGAGCTGTGCAGATTACGCGGCTACACTGGGAAGCGTGGCAAGGTGCAGACGGCCGAGTCCATTCGGCGGGTGCTTACCTGCCCGGTGTACGCCGGCTATAACAGCTATAAGGGCCAGCTGTACAAGGGACGTCACGCGCCCATCATATCTGTCAAAGATTACAATCGTGTGCAGCGGATACTACAGCAGCGAGGGAAGCGAGTCAGGATACTGTATCAGCAAATCAAATGA